ATCCAGTTTTCTCCCGTTCGCATGGCGGCGCGCGTCGGCAGCACCGCGAGCGGTTCCGTCATCATTCCGCGTAGGACCGGAACGCCAACTGCAGGATGGGTCGGCGAAACTGAAACGCGCCCGGAAACGGAATCGACTTATGGACAGGTCGAGATTCCGATCCACGAGATCGCGGCTTATGTCGACGTCTCGAACAAGCTCCTGGAAGATGCGGCAGTCGACGTCGCGTCGGAAGTTGCTTTCGACGTCGCGGAGCAGTTCGGCAAGGTCGAAGGACTCGCATTCGTTTCTGGCGATGGCGTGAAGAAGCCGCTCGGCTTCATGAGCGACACCAATATCAGCTACACTGCCGGCGGCGATGCGAGCCTAGTGAAAGCAGATGGCTTGATTTCCATCTTCTATGCGCTGGCGCCTGCCTATCGCCAGCGCGGAACGTGGATGATGAATGGGGGCACGCTCGCCGCGATTCGAAAACTCAAGGACACCGGAACCGGCACTTATATTTGGCAGCCGGCGCTTCAGGCCGGAACGCCGGAGACGATTCTCGGCCGTCCTGTTGTCGAAGCCGTCGATATGCCCGACGTCAGCGGCGGCGCATTTCCGATTGCGTTCGGCGACTTCGCTGCGGCGTACCGGATCTATGACCGCGTCAGCATTTCGCTTCTGCGCGATCCCTATAGCGTCGCCACCTCAGGACTCACTCGTTTCCACGCGAGGCGCCGAGTTGGCGGCGGTGTCGTCCGCGCCGAGGCGATTCGCAAGCTGAAGATCGCCACCTCGTAACGCCAACAATCGCGCCGGGAGATCTCCCGGCGCGCCGGCTCGATTTATGAAGGGTATGCGCGATGCGCGACATGGCCAACAATATTCAGGTGCGGCGAGTCCTATCGCCCGATAGCGTCGTCGACGACACGCCTGCAGTCGGCCAGATCATCGACCGGCTCGGCTATGAGTCGCTCACTTACATCATCGCGACGGGCGCAGTCGCCGACTCCGATGCGGTGTTCGCTGTTCTCCTCGAGGAGAGCGACGCGAGCAACATGGACGGCGCAAACGCCGTCGCCGACGCGGACATGATTTCGCAGACTTCAGGCACGGCGCCCGAAGCCGCCGCGGGCTTTCAGTACGACGATGACAATCAGGTTCGGAAGCTCGGTTACATCGGCGCCAAACGCTACACGCGGCTCACCATTACGCCGAGCGAAAATTACGCGGCTGCGCTCGTTGCCGCCGTCGCCGTGCTCGGCAACCCGCATACCGCGCCCGTCACGCAGGCGAGCGCCTAGGAGAAAGACATGGCTTCGCGAGACCTTCACAACAACATTCACGTCAAGCGCGGGCTTTCGCCCGCCGCCGCCGGAACCGATAACACGCCTTTTGTGTCGCAGATCGTCGACACGCTCGGCTATGAGTCGGTCGAATTCGTCATACTGGCTGGCGCGAACACCGATACGAACGCCACCTTCGCCGTGCTGTTCGAAGACGGCGACGACGCCTCGCTTACCGATCATGCGGCCGTTGCCGACGACTTCCTTCTCGGAACAGAAGCGCTCGCCGGTTTCACTGCGGCGGACGACGACAACAAGGTGAAGAAGATCGGCTATGTCGGGCCGAAGCGCTATGCGCGCGTTACGATCACGCCGAGCGGCAATGATTCCGGCAACATCTTCATTGCCGGCGTTTGGCTGCTTGGTCATCCCCACTCGGCTCCGACGAGCAATCCGCCGGCGTAATTCGTCGTGAGACGATGCGGCGCCGATCGCGGATGTACCGACGGCGCCGCAAATTTTCGGGGTAGGAATGACGGCGAAGCGGCCAGCCGAATAACGACAAGCGCGATGCGGCCCCGATGCATCCTTATCACCGTTCAATCGCGCGAAGCCGCATTTTTCTAAGGATGTGAAATGGCTGAGTCGGTTCAATCGCGAATTGAGCTCCGCGTTACGGGAGCCGCCGAGGTCGACAAGGCCGTCGTCAGCCTCGACAGGCTCGCCAGCGCGCATGACGACGTCGCCGTCGCGTCCGATAGATCCACGAAGGTGCGCGAGCGGCTCGAGCAAAAGCTCGAGCGCCAGGCGCGCGCGATGGATCAGGAATATCGCCTGCTTCGCAGGGCTACAGAGGCGCAGCGGATCCTAGATCAGGCGCGAACGGATGGCCTCGGGCACCTCGCGAGCTTCGACCGCCTCCAGACTGCGCTGACGAAGTCGCAAAACGATAACGCGAAGGTGAGCGCACTGCAGACTCACCAATGGCTTAATCTCAGCCGGCAGGGCCAGGACGTTCTCACCATGTTGGCGATGGGCGCGAGCCCGATGCAGGTGCTGACGTCGCAGGGCGCGCAGATCTATGACGTCTTCGCGAGCGGCAGGGGCGGCGCGACGGCGGCGCTGCGCGAATTCGGGCTGGTCGCGACCAAAGCGTTGTTCTCTCCGATCGGCGCAGCTGGCGCGCTTGCGGCGGCGGTCGCCGGCGTCGGTTTCGAGGCCAGCAAGGCGCAGAAGCAGCTCGCCGAGCTCGCCGCTCAGTCGCGTAGCTCCGGCCTAAGCGCCGAGACGTTGCAGGGCGCCAAGGTGATCGGCGCCGGCGTCGGGCTGGACGACAAGCAGAGCGTCGGCGCGTTCTCGACCGCGGGGCGGCAGTTCGAAGCCTACAGCCGCAACTCGGGATCGGTTCTGTCGACGTTGCAGCAGGTCGACAAGTCATTCCTTGGCGTTCTCGACAAGGCGCGCAGCGCCGGCGAATTCGTCGATATCCTCAATACGAAAATCGCGCAGCTACCGACGCGACAGGCCGAGCAATTGGCCACGGCGCTCTACGGCGACGAAGCGGCGAAGCGGCTCCTGGACTCGATTCGAGCCGGCGAGGTTTCGATGCGCGCGCTGCGCGAAGCGAGCGGCGCGACGGGGCAGAGCCTCGGGCAAAGCGCCACGGCCGCCGAGGAAATGCGCAACAGGATCGAACGCGCCGCGGCGGAAGCCGATACGAAGCTGCTCAACGCCTTCCGAAACGTCGCCAGTCCGGTCGATTCGATCAAGCTCGGCTGGTACGGCGTCGTCGGCGCGATCGCCGATGCTGTGACGCAGTCAGAAAAGCTTCAGCGCACCATGTCCGCGATGACGTCGTGGTCCGCATTGTTCGCCGAAATCGGCCGCGGCTATGACGCCGTCGATAAGATGCTTGGCGCCCGTCCGGTCTCTCGGCTCGAGGATGACAGGCCGCGCCTGGCGCGCCCGGGAGAGATTCCGTTTCCGAATTTCGCAGAGGCGAGGGCGGCGTTCCTTCCGAAGCTGGCGACGCCGACCGTTGGCGAGAGTCGCCATCTATTCGAGAAGGAGAAGGCGCGCGGCGGCGGCAAGTCCGCGGCCGAGAAAGAGGCCGACGCTTACGCGAAGATCACGGCGGAGCTCGAAGGCCAGATCCGCTTGGCGTCATCTCTCGGCGCCGAACACGATCGCGTTTCACTGGCGCTGAAGATCCAGCAAGAGCAGGCGAAGCTTGGCGCGGCGGCGAGCGCCGAACATAAGAACCACGTTGCCGACTTGGTGACGCGCCTCGACATGGCCGAGCGCGCACAGAAGAAGCTTACAGAGGAAGGGCAGCGATACGCGGCCGCGATCAAGCAGGTCGGCGACGTGTTCGCGCGATCGCTGGACAGCTTCGCAGACGATCTGATGAAGGGCACAAGCGCCGGAAAGGCGTTGAGCGGGATCCTGCAGCAACTGGAACGCGACGCGATCAGGCTGGCCTCGCGCAGCATATCGGAATCGCTGTTCGGCTCCGGGAAAAGTGACGACAGCGGCGTCTTTGGTGGCTTGCTGAAATCGGGCATGGGCGCGCTCGGCATCGGCGGCGGGAGCGGCAGCGGCGGCTTCCTCGGAAGCGTCGGGAGCTTCCTCGGCCTTGGCGGCGGCGGCGGAACGATGGCGCCGTTCGCCAATGGCGGCATCATGACGAGCATGGGCCCGGTTCCCCTGCGGCGCTACGAACGCGGCGGCATCGCCAATTCGATGCAACTGGCGATGTTCGCCGAGGGCTCGCGCCCCGAGGCGTACGTGCCGCTGCCCGATGGACGATCGATTCCGGTGACGATGGACGCCGCGCCGGCCGCGCCGCCGGCGCCGGCGAGCAATGTCGAAGTCCACAATTACGCGGCGGGAGTTGAGGTAACGCCGAAGATGACGCCGCACGGGGTCGCGCTGATCGTGAGAGAAGTCGCGACAGAAATCGCCGCCGCCACAGTCGAGGCCAACAATAGATCGCTGCCGTCGATCCTGTCCGAGCTGAATCGGAACCGGAACTGATGGCCGCACTTGTCGACGCCATGCAAAGCCGTATCGACGGCGTCGCGCTTACAATGATCGGCGAGTCCGAACAGAAGCGCGCCGCAGTTCTGGCATGGTTTCGCGAGCAATGTGTCGACGGGCTTTCGCTCGAGGAAACCTGGCGCTGCGAGGACATCGAGGCGCGCGCTGATGAGCTCTGCGGGATCCTGGAGAAGCGAGTGAGCGAGATCGAAGCAACCTCGGGACGAGCCTGATGCCTTACGCCCCGCCCCGACATTGCGGTCGCGGTCATCCTGCGTTCACTGGTCCGCGCTGTCCACTATGCGCACGCGATGCAAAGGCCGCAGCCGATAAGCGCCGACCAAACGCCGCTGCGCGAGGTTACACGTCGACATGGCAGATCGCGCGCGCTGAATTCCTCGCGCTCCCTGAGAACAAGTATTGCGCGTGCGGCTGCGGACGCGTCGCGAACATGGTCGACCATAAGAAAGCGCACAAAGGCAGCACGGCGCTCTTCTGGGATCGCAGCAACTGGCAACCCATGGCGAGCGTCTGCAACTCGCGCAAAGCAGTTCGCGAGGAAGGCGCATTCGGCCGAGCACCCGGGGGGCGGGGTCTGAGGCTGTGACGGAAACGCCTG